CCTTCTATATATGCACGGCCCTTTGCAACACAGTCCTCGACAGCGAAGTAGCTAAGGAACTCAGGTGTGTAATAGGTAACAGGCTTGACGGTAGGCTGCCACGTCAAGAAGTTACGCTTCAACCAACTTGAAGCGGTGTCTGCAAAGTTGTCGATACCAGCACGGAGTACCGTGAACTGCCAAGACTCTTGAGCAGCCGTCTTATCTTCAATGAGGTTTACAAGGAACTCACGAGCAATGTTCGGTTGACGATAGATAGCAGTCGACTCCTGAAGCTGAAAAGATAGCAGCGGAGTGACGATGTTCTCTAAGTCAATCTCTATGCGCTTCGCCTTGTTCGGAGTATAAATGTGCTGCACGATGATTTCGTTCGTGTCTGCGTACTTAAGAACGAACGTAACCTCTTGCGAGCTTGATATGATAAAGTGATTCATCGAGCCTGTCAGACTTAGAGAATCAGGTTTAAGAAGAATATCCATGTGCGAAATTATTTACCACAAAATTACGATATAAAGGAGGATTGATAAAGGACAACAGGAGGAGGCAACAAAAGCATAGCTTTCGAGCGTCCAAAGCTATGCTTTTGATCATCCAAAGCTATGCTTTCGATCATCGAAAGCTATGCTTTCTACAGAGGCACACACTCCAACCACACCTCTGTACGTGTGTATTCGTAGCGACCATGACGGAACCATCCGCCTTTCTTCGTTATTCTCTCCGTGTAAGAACGTTGTTTTCCGTATTGTTTCCCAACGTAATCCGCAGAAGGGAGAGGAGGATAGATAGTGACAAAGGTCTTGTTGCGCTCGTCATTCGCTGCGCTATATTCCTCCCAACTAACAGAGGTCTGTGTTTCCTTGCCCACCCACTTATATTTAACATCCATCGCTTTGAGCTGCTCATTGATAGTAGGAGCAGAGATTGCAGGTTGCATCAACGAGACAGTATAAAGCTCTGACTCGACAGGCTCGTTCTTTCCTCCAAGTGTGAATTTAAGTTTATTGAAAAGAAATGGAACTCCACGGATGACCACCTTCTCGTATGAAGGGAGGTTCTGCTTTTGTGATTGAGAGAGCAGTAGCTTCACCTTCATGTCATGAAGTGAATTGCGCAGCAGCAGGTCGTATTCACGATAGAACTTTTCAAAGATGCCTTGTGGTCCATTATAGTGCAAGGCATAATCGAAGATACGAGGATGAGAAGGCGCATTCACATCGTAAGCTGATATGGTACCTTCTGGTCGACCATCAGAGAGGTAGGTAAAAGCGAGGATAGCCTTCTGTTTCTCAGCCTTCTCCGAGGTGTGCTCCTTGGGTTCTGTTGCGACTACCATCTTAGAATTGAGACTCTGATATTCTCCTACGTAGAGGAACTTGCCCATGTCGTAATTGAAGTCTTCCTCCTCGACGGTAGCCTTGTAGCTAAGGGTTCTGAACTCTGGTATGAGTTCAGGAACTTTAATCTCCTTCGCTTCGAGGGTCTCACCCGTGTTATAGTTCTGCGATGCTTCAGCGACCTTCACCGTCACTTGAAAGTCGCCAGACCATCCTGTCTTATAGATAGCCCCGTCGACAGGATCGAAGTAGGCGTTAGGGTTCGCCTTGCTCAAGCTATCCATATCGTCGTAGGAGTCTGAGATTTCAGAATCGACCTTATCTTCAGCAGCGAGTGTAACACGTTTGTAGTCGTTCTCTGACTTGTAAGAGAGCGTGGGTTCTTGCGTTACACAATGAGTAAGATCTACCTTAGGAGTGTCGTTAAGTGTGTCACGCAGGAAGATGATATCCGCTGTTCGCTTCCCCTCATCAGAGGTGAACTCACAGCAGAATTTCTTACGAAAAACAGAAATGAAGTCAGCACAGGTAATATCTGGCACCAAGTCGGCTACCTTTATCTTTCCATTCACCAGTACGTCCATCACCTTATTAATCACTACCATCTTATTGAAGGGTTCTGTCTGCGTGAAGAAGTTCTCTTGTAGTTCATATCCGAAGTAAGAGAAGACACGCTTGAGCAGGTAGTTCGCACGGATGAAAGGCGACATGTAGTATCCTGGTGCGAGCGTGATAGGTATCTCGTTGACATACTCAATGCGCTGCACTGCATTGTAGAAATCGCAGCCTTCTCCACTTAAGTCAGGATGAAAACCTATTACTGAAGGTAGTTCAGGCATCCACTCGTAAGGCCTGGTGTATTTCAGTACTTTATCTTTCCCAAAAGCATTCATGAACTTGTAGTTAGCACCGTTCTTCCTCCCTGAGTCGTCAGTGAAGAGGATAGGGAAGATACCGTAATGCTCGTTAGAGTTATTGCGAAGATTGCGACAAAAATCAATCCCTTCCTCTACAGTGTTCACACCAGGAATGAACTCACCCTTGAAAATGTCTTTGAGCTTCACCTTCTGTATTCTCGAATAGAAAGACCCATCATTAATGTAGAAGGAGGTAGAGATACTACCCTTGTATTGGGCAGACAGTACCACTTGACGACATTGAGCGAAGTATTCACCATCTTGTATCGCTACATCGGTAGCAGTCATCTTTACTCGTCGACCGAACGAATCAGGGAAACCAAGTATCCTGCGGTTACGCTCGGATGCTGGGAGTTCGAGCGGTGTTGTCTGCTCTCCATACTCATTGAAGAAAGGGTTAGTCCGTTCTACTTGTATCTGTGTATCGGGCTTAAGGTTGTAGGCCTCGCCCTTCTCTAAGTTCGTTATCTTCATATATATATAAGGTGTTAGTTCTATTTGCTTCCAAAACGACGAGCTTTGTCTTGCAGCTGCTGTTTCTGTTCTATCTCATTAAGAGAGACTGATGCAGGGATGCCGTCGACAGACAATCGATCAAGCACATCAGTTAATCGTTCTATGAGTGTATCCTTGTAGGAGTCCTTCGCTACACCACGCACGTCATTAACCGTTGGTGTTACGTACCCACCAGAGGCACGGCCTTGTGCCTGCTGAATGAGAAACTTATTCATGTCAAGTGTGCGAATCGTTCCTGCACGCTGTGCACGGTCGATGATATCAATGAATGGTGCAACGGTAGGATTCTCAACAGCAGCATTCGAAGCCACCCATTCCTTGCTGTGACCATACCCACCTTCTCCGACGAGAACGGTTGGTTTGTCGATAAATCCACGCCTATCTGGGTCGTAGTCAGCACGGAACATCTTTCCATCCTGCTTACGTTCGACATCAATACTACCACCAGACTCAAGACCTGTAGCGACACGTGCACCTGAAGCAGAGGCAGAACCACCTGCTCCGCTTAGCGTCATTCGCTTCACCTTATTGCGCTCAGCAAGTGCTGCTGCAAGCTGTGCTGCGCCCGTGATACCCATCAAGGCAGCAGCAGGAATACCTGCAGGGAAACCCAATTCTGAGAATGTCTTAGCGATTGCAGAAGCAGTGGATGCGATGATTTGCGCTGCCTGAATAGCGAAATTTACGTCCGCATATTTCTTCTGTATCTTCAGCTTTTCATTTGCCTTCTTCTTCTCAAGCTCCGTAGTGTCTTTACCAGCGTTCTTTGCTGCTTCAATCTCTGCGTCATACTTGGCATCGACGTTCGCAATCTCTGCTTGTTGGAGGGATTGCATAGCGTCAACGAAAAGTCCCTTGTAATTTTCAAAGTCCTCCTTCCACTTTTCACGCCTTAAATGTGAGACAGCTTCCTCATATTCTTGTTGACTGATAAATCCAGCCTGTAACAGACTTTTCAGATGGTCGAGTTCTTCTTGATAGAGGTCTTTGCGTTTCGCAAGGCCATACTGTTGGAGTATTTGATTTCTATAGTCTTCAGCCTCTTTCACAAGATTGCTTTTTGCTTTTTCATACTCTTCTGCCGTGAGAAGTCCTTTTGCGTAGTCCTCGTCAAGTTTCTTCCTTTTTGCTTTTTGCTGTTCATCGAACGTTTCAAGGCCGTACTCCTGTTTAGCACGAGCACGCTCCTCCTCCTTTTTCTTCTCATATTCTGCTACGATTGCAGCCTTAGCAGCTTCGTATGCCTCTGTAACCTCTTTCTCACGTTCTCCATTATCTTTCGCACGCTGTAAAGAGGCCTTATAATACCCATCCAAGATTACTAATTTCGCATCACATTCTTGCTGAAGGGTCTGCGGTTTAGCTGGTGCTGACTGACGTATTTGATCCAGAGAGTCGTAGTACTCTTTCTCTGCCTCGATATAAGCAGTGTTCGCTGCCTGCTGTTGGTCAGCGACAGCCTTAGTTTGCCCTTCGTGTAAAGCCTTCTTCTTCGCAGCGTCCTTGAAGACCATATTCTCAGAGCGTTGCAAGTACGTCTTCTCGATGTCGAGTAATTTGTTCTGATGCTGAATATTGAGAGCAGCCACGTATGCACTATACTGCTCTTGTGTAAGGGTCTTCTTCGCAAGTGCATCCTTCAATGCATTCAGACTCTTATCATAGCTTCGCTTCTCTGCGTCGAGGTCTTGCGCACGGTCATGTGCAAACAACTTGCTTGCTACGTCATCAGGGTCGGTGGTCTTTGTCTTCTTTTCCTTTTTTTTCTTCACCTTGGGGTCTTTCACTCTATTCTCGATGGTGTTGTGGCCACCGCTTAATCCGCCTTGAGAGGAAGAGTGACCCTTAGTGTCTGGGGAAACATCGACCGAGAGATGGGCAACCTTCTTATTGCTACCTGTATTCTTGATAGCATCGATGAAGTTGTCACGAACATTCATGGCCATTTTCTTAGCGTCCTGTCCTATTTCTGTCCACGTATCCTTATAAGCGTCCCATAGTCCCTTGATACCTGTCGTAATCTTATCAACATCGAATGAGAAGGCTCCTTCAATTACTTTCGACCATGCCTTTGCCATTCTGCCCATGCCTTTAAATCCATCAATGACGAGGTTGACACCGAACTTAAACACCTCCCACGTGCTTTTGAAGTTGTTCTTGATATTCTCGATACCAGCACGGAACACCTTAGACTCGTTGTAGAGGTCGATGAAGTAGTTAATGATTTTGACTGTATAGTCGATAATCTTCGATAGAGCCTTTACACCGAAGATTTTAGCTTTCATCGTAATCTCATCGAAGCCATTCTCACCCAGACCAAAGAACTTAGACATCTTCTCATTAAGTTCTGCTTGCGCTTCCACCTGCTCACGCTGTAACTCTCCATACTCTCCTGTGACACCCTTCAGTTCCTCCATATTGGTAGACATATCAGCTAAGGTCTTCACGAGCTTCATACCCTCGTTGCTCGCTGTTTTACCAAAAACAGCCTTCATGACTTGCCCGACTTGCATAGAGTTTTCAGGCAGTTCCTTAATCTTACCTGAAATCATCTTAATAGCCTCTAAAATGGATGTTTTTCCTGAAATAAGGTCTGCTTCAAGCTGCTTGCTCGAGATACCTATAGAGTTCAGTGCACTCTGTGTTGCAGTCGACATCGTGCGAATACGGTTCGTGGCTGTCTGAATCAGACCCATACCTGCCTCATTGAAGATACCAGAGCGTGTCTGCGTGATACTTGCAACGAGGTCCTTAACGGATGCACCAGCATCACTGAAGGCTGGTCCGTACTGCTGAATCTGACTGAGGAATGTACCGTTAAGGTCGGCTCCAGCTTGTAATCCATCCTTGATGACATTGATTGCCTCTGCTGTAGAGATACCGTATTGATTGGTAAGCGACTCTACAGTACCGAGCACCTCTTTATAGTCTTTACCGAACTGTTCAGCGAGAGCAGATATCTGACTC